ATCAATGCTGGGCGGGGACATCGACCCGAAGGGATACATCAGCCCGGCAAGGGCGGCAAGATACCTGGACATCAAGCCGCAGACGCTGCGGGAGTGGATCAGGCAGGGCAAGCTGCCGGCGGAAAAGTTCGCCGGGACGGTGCGGATAAAGGTCGAGGACTTCGTGCGGTGGAAGCAGATCGCCTGGTCGCCGGTAAAGAGAAGGGCGTAAACAGGGCAGTTTTGAGTTAATAGTTTTAAGTTTTTGGAGAACCTATGGAGCAGGTTGCTTTAACCGAAAAACACAGGGACTGGCTGATCGCTCTGAGCAGCGGCATTTTCAACATTGAATTTCTGGAAGAGCAGGTCTTCAGGGGTCTCGATTACGGTCCTGCCTTTGCTTATCTCTGGCGGCGGTTCGGGCCTCCGATCAACGGATGGGATGAGCATAAGGAGGTGGCGTGCTACTACCTGTCAACTAACAGAGACGATACGATCATATACGCTACGCCGCGCACCAGCAGGATACACATGTTCGGGTTCGGTCTTTCGCCCGAGGCCGCTGACCGGATAGCGAAGGAATGCAGCCCGCGCAAGGGACACGCCCTGCGGGATGCAAAGTTTCTTTCCATCGATCTGAAGTGGAAGCTTACATACTTTAACGATTCGCACGAGGTGCGCGAGCCGCATTATCTGGCAATCATGGAGGCGATGGCTGAGCTTTTGCGGCCGGTTCCTGTGCGTGATACGTACATCAACATCGAAGGGCGCGTCCCGGAGAGCAGGGTGAAGGAGGAAGCGGAGCCGTTCAAGTGGGCGGGGTTCGGCGTTGTGCCGGATTACTTTGAAAATATCAGCAAGGATTCAAATGAATCCCGCGGCTGAGTAAACATCAAACAGGCAAATGAGGAAACGAATCATGGGCGGATGCACAAAAGGAATGGCGGTAAGTGAGCCGGTAAAGCTCAAGTACAGGCATATAAACTTTACCAGCGAGGATGACGAGGCGATGCCGGTACGGCTGAGGCACTACAAGTGCCGCAATAACAAAAGCGGCGACATACTGGCCGAGGTGCGTTATTACACGGCGTGGAGGAAATTCGTGGTCAATTTCGATCCGGGCTGCATCTTCGATAATACCTGCCTTGCCGATATTCAGGATTTTTTGGGGCAGCTTAATAATTTGAATCGGTGAGTATAATTGTTCTTTGAAACCTAAATGGAGGGAGATGACTTGGACCGGGCAGACAGGTTTTCCGGCGCGTGAGCTGTGGGAAGCGCCCATTCGGTTACCGGAGAAGCGCAGCGGTGTGCGGTTCGTAAAAAGTCATCTCCCATAAATTTAACAATCGGTGAAAATCGGTGAAATCCGTGGTGAGAAAAATTGCGTTCTTCATAGCTGGGTTTTACACGAAAACCCTCCTCCGAGCGGGTTCGGCGGTCTCTTCCTGCGGCCTGCATTGTGCGGCTGAAAAAAGGACAGACGGACTTTGATCCGGCGGCTGCCGGGCCCGCCTTTTGAATTGAGAATGAAGAAGTGAGAATTGAAAAATAGAGGTACAAAATGGAATGCACAGCCGAAAAATTCATTGAGGACGTAAAGAATCACGGAATCGTGGTTCTTGAAGATCATGAGATGTATAGACACCTTGTTTTGACCAGAGGAAGCAGCGTATATCGTTACGAAATCATAACATGGCCGGGCTATTTGTGCATTTGCGGGGACATGGGGACTTTTGTTTTTTCTCGCATACCCGATATGTTTCAGTTTTTCCGACTCACCAGCAAAGAATCGAAAATAAACCGCCAGTACTGGCATGAAAAACTTGACGCAGTTGACAGGGTGGATGGGTCTAAAAAGTATGATCCTGATAAATTTAAAAGCGTCATCAAAGAATATTTTGATGAGTGGGCAGAAGATCACGCTGAAGATGCAGACTCTGTTTGGAAAGCAATAGAGGAAGATGTTTTACCTTCTGCGGATGATGGTGAATATTGCGCTCGAAGGGCGGCAAGGGATTTTCGATGTAAAAAATTTGAATTTAGAAATTTTTGGGAAACAGATCTTACAGAGTATACATACCGATTCATCTGGTGCTTATATGCTATTGTGTATGCAATTCAAAAATATGATGCTTTGTACTGTGAGAATCAGTGTGAATCGGTGGTTTAAGAATTGAAAATTTGCGGCGTCCGGGGCCGACGCAAAGCGGCCGGGGCGGAACCTTTTGCGGGGTTTAATCGGCCTCCGCCGCGAATATTTCAGACACGGATTAACACGGATGGACACGGATGAAACTAATATATTTTACCACGAAGGACACGAAGAGACACGAAGGTTTGAGTTTTGAGTTTGGCAATAATCACTAATCAGTAATAAGTAATCATTGGAGATGACGCATGGACGCTGGAGTTTTGACAGGGATGTTTTTGTGGGGCGTGTTTTTTTATCTGGTCGTCAGGGCTATATGGAGGGCGACTCGTGAAACCATGTGAGACAATAGACGGCAGGGCGTCTGCGCATCTGACGGCCGATGACGAGCAGCTTGACAGGACGGCGGAGGCGGCCGCAGCGCTTATGATCGAAAGGGAACTGGGTTTTGGTGCGATGACGGAATGGAATCTGAACTGAAAAACAGGGAACTGGTGGTGGATCTGTTTGCCGGCGGGGGCGGGGCGTCGACGGGGATCGAGCAGGCGCTGGGCGTGGAGATCGACATCGCGATCAACCATGACCCGGAGGCCATTGCCATGCACAAGGCAAACCATCCGGGGACGCTGCATTTGACAGAGGATGTTTTCGCCGTCGATCCGGCCGCGGCGACGATGGGGCAGCCGGTGGGGCTTTTGTGGGCCAGCCCGGACTGCACGCATTTCTCACGGGCAAAGGGAGGCAAGCCGGTAAAGAAGGAGATCCGCTCACTGGCCTGGGTGGTGGTGCGCTGGGCTCGCGCGGTGCGGCCGCGCGTGATCATACTGGAGAACGTGCCGGAGTTCCGGGAGTGGGGGCCGCTCGATGAGCACAATCAGCCGGTAAAGGAAAAGAAGGGGACGATCTTTAACCTGTGGAGCAATCAGCTTCGCGGGCTGGGATACGATGTTGAGTTTCGCGTGATCTCGGCTGCCGATTACGGTGCGCCGACGATACGCAAGCGGCTGTTCATGATCGCCCGCTGCGACGGCGGGGAAATCGTGTGGCCGAAAGCTACGCACGGGCCGGGACTGAAACCGTATCGCACGGCGGCCGAGTGCATCGATTGGACGATCCCGTGTCCGTCCATCTTCCTGACGGCGGAAGAGGCGAAAAAATACAACTGCCGCAGGCCGCTGGCGGATGCGACGCTGAGGCGGATCGCGCAGGGGCTGAGGCGGTACGTGATCGAGACGGCTGAGCCGTTCATACTGGTTAATACAACGGGCAATCCGCCAACCGGAATCAATGAGCCATTAAAAACCATCACAAGCGGCGGACATCACGCTTTAGTCATGCCATATATGTCAAAATATTACGGTGGAGTAGTTGGATCATCCTTGAAAGAACCAATGCCGACGGTGACGGCGATAGATCACAATGCTTTGGTCATGCCTTTTCTGTCGAAGTATCACGGGCCGAGCCCGGCGGATAAGCGGGACCGGTGCAGCGGCATGGCCGAGCCGGTAAAGACGGTCGATACATCGAATCGCTTTGCGATGGTGTCGGCGTTTCTGACAAAGTTTTACGGCACGAATATCGGGGCGGATCTGAGAGGTCCGCTGCCGACGATCACGGGGGGCGGCCAGCATATCGGGCAGGTCCAGGCGTTTTTGATCAAGTACTACGGCTGCGGGTGCGGGCAGTCGATGCGCGGGCCGGTGCATACGGTGACCAGCAGGGACCGGCTGGGGCTGGTGACGGTTGCCGGGCAGGATTACCGGATAGCGGACATCGGGCTGAGGATGCTTGCGCCGAGGGAGCTTGCGCGGGCGCAGGGGTTCCCGGAGGGGTACGAGCTGACGGGAACGAAGACGAGCCAGGTGGCGAAGATCGGAAACAGCGTCTGCCCGCCGGTTGCGCGGGCGCTTGCCGCGGCGAACGTGAAGCTGCGGACATTCAAAGAGAGGGTAGCGGGATGATGGCGGAGATGAAGATAAAGGCGATTGCGCCGTGGTTCGGGGGCAAGCGCAACCTGGCCGGGCGGATCATCGAGGCGCTGGGGCCGCACCGGGCGTATTGGGAGCCGTTCTGCGGGTCGATGGCCGTGCTCTTAAATAAAAAGCCGTGCCCGATGGAGACGGTAAACGATCTGCACGGTGATCTTATCAATTTGGCCCGCGTCCTTCAGGCGGAGGATACGGCGGTTGAGCTTTATGGGCGGCTTAGCCGCACGCTGATGTGCGAGCAGCTATTTCTGGATGCTGCCCAGAGGTGCAAGGATCGGCAGGATGCGGATGAAGAAAAGGCGGATGTGGATCGGGCGTACGATTATTTTGTTTGGTCGTGGCTTGGCAGGAACGGCACGGCGGGGACGGATGCAGTTGCGTGGAGGAGTTACTCGGCGCGGTTTACATCCAACGGCGGGCATTCGGGCAAGCGGTGGAGGTCGGCAATCGAGAGCATACCCGCCTGGCACGAGCGGCTTCTGGAGGTGACGATTTTAAGGCGTGACGGGTTTGAGGTGATCGAGAGAATCGAGGATAAAAAGGGCACGGTTATTTATTGCGATCCGCCGTATCTGGACAAAGGCGCACAGTATGTGCATAAATTTGGCGATGGGGATCACCAGAAGCTGGCAGAGATGCTGGGGCGGTTCCGGAAAACTCGCGTGGTGCTGAGCTATTATGACGATCCGCGCCTGCAGGAACTTTACCCGGGATGGACGGCAAAAACTTTCGAGATAACAAAGTCGATCGCTCACCAGGGCAGGCGGGGCAGATGTGATTTGCGTGCGGTCGAGGTGCTGCTGATAAACGAGCGCCCGGGCGCAAGTTTGTTTTGAAAATGAATCAGTGAAAATCCGTGTCAATCTGTGGTTTGAGGAATTAGTTATGCGTGATACATTACTTTCAGCTTATGGGCGGATAGCCGAGACGCTTACGGCCTCGCGGGGGCAGGTCTTCGGGGTTTTTTACACCTTCGGTCGGATGTGCGACTTTCAGGCGGCTGCAAAGCTGGGCTGGCCGATAAACCGCGTGACGGGCCGCAGGCAGGAGCTGGAGGCGATGGGGTATCTGATCGACCGGGGCAAGAGCGCGGGGCCGCCCTACGGGCACGAGGTGCATCATTTCGAGGTAAACCCTGCGTGCCTGAATGACGGATGGCAGCCGAAAGAGATTGCCAAAAAGAACAAACCGCAGCGGCAGATAAGCGTCCGCGAGGCGGCGCGTGTGCTGGCGTCGGCGAGGAAGGGGAAAAAACATAAACCGCCGGTGATGACGGCGAGGAAGCAGCTGCCGCTTTTTGCGTAGGTATGAACCACGGATTAACACGGATGGACACGGATGAAACTAATATATTTTACCACGAAGGACACGAAGGGACACGAAGTTAAAAGTTTTGAGTTGAAGGTGAAAATATGGAGATGAATCAGAAGTTTAATGTGCGGGACAGGATTACCAGGCGTTTGCATCCGGGCGGGCCGTTCTGGTACCGCAGCGAGTTTACCAGGAGCGGAGAGCGGATCGTCGAGGCGGTCGACCGGGAAAACGACCGGATGCAGTTCGGCGAGAGGGATTTTCTTTTTGTGTGCGAAACATGAAGTTAAAAGTTTTGAGTTATGAGTCGAAAATAAAAAACATAATTGAAAGGAAACGAATCATGTTGGGAAATTTGAGAGGCACAGGGCCAGCGGCAGCGGTATGTGAAGAAAAGAGAAGCCATTTTGCAGGTATGATAAGCGAGATGCACGTGGAAATCGACGGGCTGGCTGATATGGTAACCCGTCTGACGGAAAGGATCAGCCCGGTACTCTTGCCATCTTGCCCGGATAAACCTGAGGAGGCAGCACCGCCATGCCCTATTGAGACGCCTCTGTCGCGGACGATCCACGAAGCTACTGGAAAGATCGTTACCATCAAAAACCATATAAGATCACGATTGCTCGAACGGATCGAGCTGTAAAGATCCTTCGTGTTCTTCGTGGTTAGAAATCAGTGAAAATCAGTGTTAATCCGTGGTTAAAGGAGATTGAAAATGGCAAAGCGATTTAAGAACATCAAAGAGCCGGTGGGTGGACTGAACGGGATGGCCATACAGAAGGCGATGCTTTTTGCGATGACGGGCCAAAAGGTCCGGCGGGTCGACTGGCCGAAAGAGAGATTTGTGTACTGCAAGGAAGGAGATCGTTACGTTTTTTATCTGAGCGTCGGCGATTACGTTTCGTGCGACTGGTACATCGTCGAATAATTCTCCGTGAAAATCCGTGTTAATCCGCGGCTGAAAAAATGGTGGATATGGAACTTTACAGTATGCCGTTTAACATCAAGGCCTGGCTGTCCTCGCCGTCGGTAAAGATGATGACGCCGGCGGAGCGCGGCGGGTACATTCAGCTTCTTTGCTACTGCTGGAAGATGAACGGGCTGCCCGATGACGACGGCAAACTGGCAGCTCTTTCTGATTTGGGCGAGGACTGGAAAAAGGGGTCCGGGGCGAAATTGCGCAAATGTTTCAGGAAGCGTCGGGGTAAACTGTACTCTGAAAGGCTGGAAAATGAGAGAAAGAGGGTGATTGAACAGATAGAAAAAAGTAGACGAGGCGGGTTGAGTTCGGCTAAGGCAAGGAAAGAAAAGCAGTTAGAGCAAAAAGGGGGCGGCAAGGGTGGTTGCGATCAGGTTGCAAGCAAAGGGCAAGGGGGGTTGGATTTAGGTTGCAACCTAAATCCAACCAACCAAAACCATAATATTGGTTTAAATTTAAACCATACCAAAGCAAAACTTACAACTTGCGCATACACCCGCAGCTCGGGCGGTGAATTGATTTGGTTTGGTGTCGATGGAAAAGAAATTATTTTGAACGACTTTTGCCGGGAGCGGGATATGGCGATGATGAAGACGCTGCGGGAGAGGCTAAGGCCGGTAAACGGGACGGCGAAGGTGATCGAGGACATTGCGGCCGACGTGATGAGGCATTACCTGCTGGCAACGGGAGAGGAGGGGATCTTCGACGAGATGGCCGCGGCGGCGGCGCGGCTGGTGGCCGACGAGAAGATAAAAAACCCGATGGGGGCTTTCGTGCAGATGGCAAAGCGAAGAGTCGGCTATGCGCCGAGGAAAAATAAACCGAGAAAAGTTTGAGACGGTGACAAAAGGTCGAGGATTACAGGATGATGTTTTTGATCGAGACGGAAGAGATCATCGAGAAATTGCGGGGGCTGTATCCGGCGTGGAATCCGACGGCGACGGAGATCGAGGCGCTGAAGCACAAGTTGAAGTCCTACGATGCGGACCAGGCAAGGCAGGCGGTGCTGGACACCTGGGAGGCGGGCAAGCGGACGGCGCCGATGGCTGCGATACTGACGAGCCTTGCGCAGGCGGACAGGCAGCGGAAGCTGGCGGCGCGGCAGCGGATGGAGCGGGAGATGGCCGAGACGCCGGTGGTGACCGACGAGGAGGTGCGCAGGCACTGGGCCGAGGCGGCGGCCGCCGGCAGCGAGCTGGCCAGGAAGATGTGCAGGAGTTTGGGAATAGCGTGAAGGCAGTTTTAAGTTTTGAGTTTTGAGTTATGAGTGAAACACAAAAAACAAAAAGTATTTTACAGAGAGCAGGCGAATTACTTGAAGAATTACCGAAGCTAAAGCCTCACGAGTTAGCTGATTGGAATATGCGAGCTGAAAGTTTATGTGTATTTGCTGCAATAGAAAACTTAAAAAATAATCGGTGAAAATCCGTGTAAATCCGTGGTTAATGGAAAAATTATTCAGGGATGAAAAAATGAATGTGAAGATTGTGGGATTGTGCGGGAAGAAGGGCAGCGGCAAGAGTAGCATTGCGCATTTTCTGTGCGGGAAGATGCCGGAGGTGACGGAGCTGGTGCCGTTTGCCTGGCCGCTGAAAAAGATGTGCATGAATGCCTTTGGTCTTTCGCTGGGGCAGGTGGAAAGCCAGGAGGGCAAGGATGCGGTGCACGAAAAGAGCGGGATGACGGTGCGGCAGATTTTGCAGCATGTCGGCACGGACGTTTTTCGCAAGATCGATCCGGACTGCTGGGTGCGGATGTGGGAGATGGAGGTTCTCAAGATAAGCAAGCCGCACGGTGTGGTGATCATCGTCCCGGATGTGAGATTTCCAAACGAGGCGGCGGCGGTGCGGGAGATGGGGGGGATTGTGATCGGTCTGCTGAGAAAGCCGGCCGATGACGATCACGAGTCCGAGCAGTCGGTCGATGAGTGCGTATGCGATGGGTTTATTAACAATCGCGAAATGGATAAGCGGCAGCAGAACGAGGCGGTGTGGAAACGGCTGACCATGCCCGGCGGATATTTGGAGGAGATGAGGGAATTAGCCACGGATCTGCACGGATGATCACGGATGAAACTAATATTTTTTAACCACGAAAAGCACAAAAAAACACGAAAGAAAACGGGATGATGGAATTGATCGGGATAGTCGGGACGGTGTTGGCGGTGGCGGGTGTGGTATTAAACAACCGGATGCGGATCGAGTGTTTTTGCCTGTGGATCGTTTCGAACGGGATATTTTTCGCCCTGCACCTGCACGCGGGGATGTGGTCGCTGGCGGTAAGGGATATTGTTTTCATGGCCCTGGCAGCGCATGGGTGGATCATGTGGAAAAATAAAAGAGCAAAAATCAAAATGCAAAAAGGGAAATTATGCAAAAGTTTGAAGTGAGAGCGGAGTCAACGATTACGTTTGATTTTGAAGTCGAGGCGGCGGACGCGATAGAGGCCGAGGAAAAGATCGAGGAGTATTTCAAGTATGTCGAAGGCGGCAGGGCCGAAGGGCAGAAGATCAGGATAGACACTGCGCCGGGGTGCAAACTGACGCATGTGTTTGTTACGGTAACGACTGTCGAGGACGTAAACGAGGCGGATTAACCACGAAGAACACGAAGATTCACGAAGTCAATAATCAATAATCAATAAGAGATAATAAATGAACTGGGATGTGACTATACGCAAGCTGGTTCTGGATGCCGAGATGGAGCAGTTTCGCAGGGCGATTCCTTCGGGGCAGTCGGTCAAGGAGCGGAGGGAGGCGCTTGTCTTGTGGATGCTGATAAACACGGGGATCCGGGCGTCGGAGGTGTGCGGGCTGCGGGCGGCGGATATGCCGTCGATGCTGGGGGCCGATTTCATCGAGGTGCATAAGGGCAAGCGGGGCAAGAGCCGCAACGTGCCGGTGTCCAGGGCGTTTGCCGAGTATATCGAGCGGTACATGGCCGAGGTGCGGCCGCTTACGATGCCGAAGCGCTTTGCCAGGAGCAGCCGGGCGGGGTGGCTTTTCTTCGACCAGCGGGGCAGGAAGATGTCGAGGGATCAGGTCTATTACATCGTTCGCAGGACGGCCGCGGCGGCGGGACTGGTCAAGCGCATAAGCCCGCATATGTTCCGCCACCGATTCGCCACGAGGGCGCTTGCGGTAGACGGCGGAAACATCTATCGCGTCAAAAGCTGGCTGGGTCACAGCAGCCTTTCGATCACGGAAAAATACCTGCATTTGGCGGGGATGCTCGGCGGGCAGGGCGGAGAGATGTTAGATCAGATGGAAGCGGGACTTACGGCATAAAAATAAAGCGGTTCAGCAGAATAGGCAGAATACAGGAATTTAAAGAGAAAGATAGGCGCAAATGGCAGAGAAAAAAGGGACTTGCGAAATGGAAAGCCGCCTTGTCGGGAAAAAAGCGGTAAACGCAGAGAAAACCAATTTGTCGGCTGACGAAAAACAGACCTGCGACAAATTGAAAAACGACTGCCGACAAATAGGGCAGAAGCGAATCCAGGGGAAGCGGACAAAGGGCTGGCGGATGCCGGCCAATGCGGTCTATGTCGGCAGAGGAACGGCATGGGGAAACATGTTTAGAGTGGGAGAAAAATTCAGTGCAAGGGCATGGGGTGAAGCTCAAAAAGGCCATATTATAGTCGAAACCGGACATGCAGACTGGGAGTATCGGCCAAAAATAACGCCGGAGATCAGCGTTGAATTATTCAGGCACGCAGTGGAACTTCAAAGGTTGTTCTTAGGAGAGGAAAGATTCGAGAAGTGGATCGGTCCGCTTCGGGGCAAAGATCTTGTTTGTTGGTGTCCGCTGGATCAGCCGTGCCATGCTGATGTGCTGCTGGAACTGGCGAACAGGAAGGCGGTCAAGTGAATGGCGATTAAAAGACAGTTGCACGTAAAGTGTACAGAATGCGGCGTGAATCAGCGCGGTATGAGGGTCACAAACGGGTACTGGTTTAGGCCGTGTAATTGCAAGGGCGTGCCTGGGCCTTCTCCGCTGCCGTACATTGCAAAAGATAGCGATGTAATTTGGATCGATGAAGATAAGCAAGAGGGCGATGCAAAATAAATAATAATTTGAAAAACGGAGTTTTCCATGCACCAGATAAAGTTTAAGAGGCCGGAGGTTAAGGTTTATGAGAACGGCAACCTTGAGCTGCTCAAGGATTGGAAGGCAGAATATAACGGATGGACGTTTACGGCACAGAAGGGGTTTATCAGCGACGGCAACAGCGTGCCCTGGCTGTTCCGGGGCATTGTTCCAAAGTTCGGCAGAAACACCATCGCGGGGATTGTGCATGACTGGCTGTATAAGGCTGGATGGGTAGAGGTGTATGGGCTGGTAGCTGATCCGAATCTTCAAAGCAGAAAATATATGCACAATATTACGCGGAGGCAGGCCGATATTGCGCGGCTGGATTTTTGCCGGTGGTGCGGGGACTGGTGGGTATCGGCGTATGTGAGCTATATCGGGCTGAGGCTGGGCGGGTGGATGGCGTGGAAAAGGTACCGCAGGCTCGATGAGCTGAAGAAGAGAATGAGAATTGAAGAAGTGGTAACCACGGATTTGCACGGATGACCACGGATTTTATTAACCACTAAATACACGAAAGAATACGAAAGATAATTATGGAATTTGATTTAGAATTTTATCTGAATGTACAAAGGGACTGGAGCAAAAGAACCTTTGGAGCGGGGCGGCAGGAAGGGATATGTAAGCATATCGAAAAAGAACTGGCAGAGGTTCGTGCTGATCCGATGGATCTGATGGAGTGGGTCGATATTATTATTCTGGCATTGGATGGAGCTTGGCGTACTGGCGCAAGTGCGGATGATATTGCAAGGGCTTTAGCGTTAAAACAAAGTATCAATCTTGGCAGGAAGTGGGGGCCGATTACGGGGGATGATCAGCCAATAGAGCATGTACGCGAATGCAATGAGGAACAGTGTGATCATAATTGCCCTGTTTGTCCTCGCGGACCCGAGTGTGATTATTATAAAGGACTTAAATTTTAATCGGTGAAAATCGGTGTTAATCCGTGGTTGAAACTAAGGACTAAAAACCAATAACTAATAACTGTTTTAGTGAAAGGGAAAAAAATGGGTGAGTATCAAAGGAAGCGGAGGGATCCGCTGGAAACGGTGTTGTGGCTGCTGCTGGCGATTGGTGCGGCGGGGATAGTAAGCTGCTTTATGTTCGGGTGCGGGCAGATGGCGGTTGAGAGCGCCGGGCTGCCGGCTCTGCGGGCGGTGTGGCCGGATGTGAGGGCCGAGCTGGTCGAAACGGAAGCCGCGGCGGGGATGGATGAGGCGATCAAGATGGGAGAGCCGGCGGTGATCGCTGCGGAGTGGGAAAAGGTCTATCCGCTGGTTCTGATCGGAATCAACGTGCAGGAGATCTCGGAAAACGTGCGGGCGGCGAAACTGGAGCGGGCGCGGCGATTCGATGCCCTGGTGAAAAGGATGAGAGGGGGTGATTTGCTTTGGTAAAGGCGATAATAGAGCAGCTCGAGTCGAGCTTAAAAGAAACGAAGGGCGAGGGGCAGGAGTATATTGCCCGGGCGCTGTTTGAGATCGGGCAGGCCAACCCGGAGGATCTGGCCGAGGTGTCGGCGATATGGGCCCAGAACGTTCAGCTCAAGCTGGCAGAGCTTGCGGTAAAGGCCGGGCAGGATGCGGACCGGCTGCTGATGCTGCTGGTGCAGATCGCTCTGGCGGCAGCGGCCGAGCAGATAACGGAAATTTGACTTTTTTCATCACCCTCCTCCATAGGCGGCGGTGCGGGCGAAGGTCGTCTGCATCGCCGCTGAAGAGGGCGGGCGGGACTTACCATGAAGGACATGAAGAGAATGAAGTTAAAATTTAGAATTGAGAATTGAGAATGGAAAAGGCGGCGGTGAATCTGTATGAGCTGGCAAAAAGAGGGATGACGGTAAAAGACTATGAGGAGAAGGAATTGGAGGTAGTAATTTTGAGAGAGCAGCTCAATGGAGTACAGCGAAGAATGGATTCTTACTGCGGGATACCGCTAAAACATTTCAGCGAAGATGAGCTGATTATGATTTTGCAGGTCGAATATGACCGGTGGAAACAGGGGTGCAGTTATATGGGACTTGGCGGTTGAAGGGAGAATTTATGATAGACAGTGAAATGGTTATACAGGATTTGTCTGACAGGCTGAAACTTTATCAGGAGTTGGCAAAACAGACGGCTGATGAACTGAATAAGACAAGGGTGGAGCTAGAGCAGGAGAGGATGACCGCTCAAAGCTATAAGCAAATTATCGAGGGGTGGAAGGATCTGTATAAGGACTTTAAGGAATTAATTGAAAACGCAGGCATGAGGCCCGCGACACAAGGCACGGGCGGGGACGCCCGTGATACTGCTAACGTCTAACGGCTGGTGACTTATGACTAATCAAGGCACGGATGCGGTTGTGGGGCGGTGCGATGAGCACAGGGTGGTAAACGGGACGGCTCTGGCGGTAAAAAGATCGGCGCTGGTCGATTGCGGCGGCAGGGCGGTCAGCCAGGCGGTGTTCGCGGCCATGTGCGGGCACAGTCAGCAGTACCAGGCGGAGCTGGAGAGGCCGGGACCGCACAAGGTAACGGCCGAGAAGGCCGGGCAGATAGAGGCAGCGCTTAATTATTTTTCTAACCACGGATTTACACGGAAAAGCACGGATGTTTGAAAAATGGCATCAAGCAAAGGATGCCGATATTCAGGCGATGGCTCTCTTCAAGAGGCACTATTCTTTTTATCGTTATAAGGACAACAGGAGGAGAATTAAATTTGTAGGTCCAGGCGAATACATGGTTTTGATTACGTCGTCGGCGGATGCTCTTTTTGTATGGAGAAGATTCATCGATAAATCGGGCCAAAAGGGAGTAAACTGTGCAGTATTCCGTAACGAATCTAATTATCTTTCGAGTGATCTGATACGGGAGGCGGTTTTAATTGCCGAAAAAAAAATGGCCGGGAGAAAGGTTTTATACTTATGTCAATCCCAAAAAAGTTAAAAGCACGAATCCGGGCTATTGCTTTATGGCGGCGGGCTGGAAAAAATGCGGTATGACCGGCAAGGGGCTATTGATTTTTGAATACAATCAGTGAAATCTGCGTAATCTGTGGTTGAACTGATTTTACAACCATTTACTTGTTAGCAATTCTTTTCGGGGGTGTTCCAATTAAGGCATGAATAACAATTTTACCACGAAGGACACGAAGAAACACGAAGGTTTCGGTGTGCGGGAGGCGGCTATGAACTGAAAATGGCAAGTATTGAATCCCATCTCGCGGTTATCGAGGGGCAGATCGAGTGCCTGGAAGAGCACGGGCACTTGAAAGGGCCGGCAGAGTACTGGGGATTTCAGGATTTAAGGGACGCGGCGCTCAAGCTGCGGCGGATCTTTGTAAATAACGACAGACGGATGAATGAGTAAGCCGGGCAGGAAAACGAAATATCGAGCGCAGTTCGCCGAGATGGTGCGGGCGCTGGCAGATAACCCGATTTCGATAGTGGTGCGGGGACAGGTATCGGATACGAAGCTTGCCCGCATGATCGGGGTCGACCGAGAGACGGTGCGGAAGTGGAAAAAGCCGGTGCCGGGGCGGGAAAACGAGTACCAGGCGGACTTTGCCGCGGCTTGCCGGGCGTGCCAGGACGCAGTGGACGCCGACCGGATAAAGCGATCGATGGTGGAAAAGGCCCAGGGGTTTGTCCAGCGGAAGGTTAAAAAGCGGGTAAACGAGTTGGGCAAGCTGGAGATCGTGGAGAAGGAAGAGACGAAGATGGCAGGGGATGTAGGGGCGGCGAGATTGGTGCTGCACAACATCCAGAAGCAGATGCCGGAGGCGGAGAGGTGGGATACGAGCGATAAGATTCAGGCGACTCACGAGATGGGAAAGAGCCTGGCGGAATTTTTGAAGGATTTTGGCAGTGACGACGGCGATGCTTGAAAAACCGGTTAAGCGGCAGAAGCAGGCGGCGTTTATTGCGCGGTACATAAACGATCCGGTGGGCTTTCAGTGCGATGTTCTCGACACGAAGCGGGAGCACGTATGGGGCAAGATGCGGGAGGTGGCCGAAAGCGTCCGGGACTATCAGAAGACCTGCGTTCACGCCGGGCACGGCGTATCGAAGACATACGAGGCGGCAAGGATCGCCCTTTGGTTTCTTTATACCCATATCCCTTCGACGGTGATCACGACGGCGCCGGTATACGACCAGGTGGAAAAGCTGCTGTGGAAGGAGATACATTCGGCGCATTCGCACTCATCTGTGCCTCTGGGGGGAAAGCTCACGCTGACGCAGCTGGACCTCGATCCGACGGCTAAGTGGTTTGCCTACGGGTTTGCCACGAAGGCCGATACGGTTACCGGCGAGGCCACGAGGATGCAGGGATACCACAATAAGTTCGTTCTGATCATATTTGACGAGGCGGCGGGGATTATGCCGCAGATATGGAAGGCGACGGAGTCGCTGCTTAACAGCAAAAATTGCAGGATGCTGGCCATAGGCAATCCGACGTCCGCCGACGGGACGTTTGCGGCGCTGGAGGAAGATCCGAGCTGGCACTTTGTGCGGATTTCGGTAAAGGATACGCCCAACTACAAGCTGGGCGAGGATATTATCCCTGAGATCAGCGGCAGGGAGTACGAGGAGATGATGCGGGTAAAGTACGGCGCGGAATCGAGCGAGTACGGAATCCGCGTGCTGGGGATAAAGCCGAAGTTCTCGGAAGGGACTTTTTTGGGGCGGTGGATAACCGATGCGGAAAAGCAGAACCGGATAAACGCTACGGGATACGATCCGTCGCTGCCGGTCTATACGATATGGGACCCGGGGGATATGTACACGGCGATATGGTTTGCGCAGTTTACGGGCAAGCATATCGACCTGATCGATTTTGTTTTTGACGCACAGGGCAAGGGGCTGCCGTTTTTCGCTCATCTTTTGCAGGAGAAGAAATACAAGTACGGCGGGCACTACGGGCCGCCTGACCTGTGGGGCTCGAATAAGGGGAGCTTTCAGACGGGGAAGATGACCGTCGATGAGGCGCATTCGCTGGGGATCGACTTCGAGATGATCGTGCCGGGGGCAAGCTTCGAGGATCGTGTGGCCGCGGCAAGGTCTATCATGCCCGTCTGCCGGTTCGCCAAAGAGGCGTCCGAGGGCGTGGCGGGACTTAAAGACTGGAAGAAGCGCAAGAACGAGGCTCTCTCGACGCCGGAGCGGCCGGTTTATTTCGAGGAGCCGGTAAAGACGTGGGGGCGGCACGTTGGCGATGCCTTCAGCCACCTGGGGCTGGTGTACAGGTACATGGAGATAGAGCAGGATGGGAAAAAGCAGGTGATCGGATCGCTGAGGAGCGAGCAGAGGCCGGTCGAGCCGAAGCAGCAGAACAGCTACGAGTACAGCCCGTGGGACATTGCTTAAACAGTTTTGAGTTATGAGTTTTGAATTATGAGTTTTTAACTAAAAACTAAGAACTAAAAACTAAGGACTGAATTTGAATGGGCGTTGAAACGGCACTGATGATCGGCGGGGGGATGGCGCTGGGGATGATGGCCAGCAAGTCGTTTTCCGGCTCGACCGGCGGCGGGATGCCGGTGTTGGAAAAGCCGGAAAAGGGCGTCCAGGCGGGTCTGAGCGAGGCGGAGAATAAGCGGGTAGAGGTGATGCAGAGGCTGGAGCGCATGAGGAAGGCGACGCTGCTGTCAAAGGCCAATATGCCTCTGCCGGCGGTGAGAAAAACGATACTGGGACCGGCGGCGGGATAGGCAGAATAGTGGTAAAAAGAAGTAAGGCGATGCGATGACAATAACTGCAAATGAAATACTGAGCGAGCAGAGGCGGATGGAGAAGGCGCGGCAGCCGTATGAGAGTTTGCAGGACTGGTGCATACGCCTGGCGTATCCGGGCAGGCAATCCATAGCCAATCACTATATGAGCGTCGATCAGAAGGGGCGGCTGGTGGGCAAGGATATTTACGACGCGACGGCGTATAACGGGCTCGAGCAGAGAAACAACGGGATCATGGCGTTTTTCATGCCGGAAAATTTCAAGTGGTTTACTCCCACGCTTTCTCACCGCAGCGGGCAGATCAGCAAGCGGGTAAGGGCGTTTTTGCAGAACGTCGGCGAGCAGCTCCGCTACGACATCGGGCGGAGCAATTATTACGAGATGAAGCGGCTTAAAAACCTCGACGCCGATTCAATCGGGGCGGCTTATATGTTTATAGACGAGGATGTGCGCTCGGGCAAGGTGATGTGCACGCTGCCGCATCCGCACGAGCTGTACCGCGTGCAGGATTACTGGGGACTTACCAGCAGATTGCATTACAGTTTCAAAAAGACGCTGAGAGAGGTTGAAAACGAGTTCGGCAAAGAGGCGCTGACCGCAAGCCAGCGGATGATGCTCAAGGATGGGCCCGACACGGAGATAAAGATCATCCACGCCATATACCGTAACGAAGATTTCGACGCGAACCGGCCGCCTATCGGGTCAAACCGAAGGTGGCTTGCTCACTGGGTAAACGTAGACGCTACAAAGGGCGACCAGCTCGGAAAAATCATCCGGCAGGGCGGGTATAACACCATGAACCCGGCGGAGTGGCAACTGAATAAACCGACGCACGAGCTGTACGGGCGTGGCTCGATCAGCCAGATACTTATAGAGATTATGACCTGCAATTACCTGATGAGGGACTGCATGATCGCCTCGGCGACCAGCGCAAGGCCTCCTCTTATCGCACTGGATACGCTGAAAGACAGCTGGAACCCCAGGCCGGCGGGCGTTACCTGGCTTTCGAGGCAGGCCATCGGCGGAAATCTCGATGTGCGGCAGGCGGTTGCCCAGGTATTGCAGACGAGCAATTACCAGTTCGGTATCGACATGCTTGAGAGATTCCAGACGATCATCGAGGCGCGGCTGGGCGTGCCGTTCTTTTTGATGCTTAACCAGATGGACCATACGGTAAAAACAGCTTACGAGATCCAGCAGAGGCAGGCCGAGAGGGCGGCGCTGATGAGCCCGTTTTTGGCCTCGCTTTCGGCGCAGACGGATATGGAGCTGGATAGATTCTTCGAGATCGGCCTGCGGGCGGGCAGAATGCCGGAGATCCCGGAAGAGCTTTTGGAGATGGCGGGCGTATCCATCGACATCGAATACAGCGGGCCGATACTGCAGCTCTTAAAGCAGTTTTACGAGAGGAGCAGTTTGTACTCGGTTGTAGGCGATATGGCCCAGCTTGCACAGATCGACCAGCAGACGCTGATGAACGTGGATTGGGACGTCATAGCGCAGAAGATGATGATAAGCAACGATATACCCGAAGAGGCGCTGAGGCCAATCGAGGACGTGCGGCAGCAGAAACTGCTGCTGGCACAGGCGGCAGAGCAGCAGGCGACGGCAGAGCAGGTCCGGCAGATAGCGCCGGTGCTGGGGCCGATGACGAAGAAGATCGACGAGGGAAGCATGCTGGATAATATCAGAAAGGCAGCCGCGTAAATTTAACCACGGATTAACACGGATGAACACGGATTAAAAAAAATAATCAATAATCAATTTTGAAAGGCTTGACAGATGGCAAAGGAAAAAGAAAACGAAGTGAAAAAAGAACAGCCGAAAGAAACCGGGCCGCAGGATACGGTTGCGCCGAAGGATGAGGCAAAGGCGGGACCGCAGACCGCGGAGAAAAAGCCGTATGAGCCGAAGAAAGCCGCTCCTGTAAGGCACGTTATTGCCAAAGGGAAAGCGGTAAGCATTCCGTGCAGCGTGCCGGCGGTAAAGGACGGCTACGCGACCACGCAGGATCACGAGCGGCGGATTACGGCGCTGGAGATCGCGGCGGGGATCAAAAAAATCGAAGCGGTAGAGGTGAAATAGACCGTGAAGAACGTGAAGAGCATGAAGGTAAAAATTTAGAATTAAGAATGGAGAATGTAGAAAAAAAATCTTCATGATCTTCATGATAAATAAAAATTATGGAATCAATTAACGCGAAATATCGTTCTGTGTTTCAGGGGCCGGACGGCGAGGCGGTGCTCGATGACATCTGCATGCGCGGCGGGATGTTCAGCGCGTGCGAAAACGACGAGCAGCGTGTGCGGGAAAACTTCGCAAAGGAGATCTTCGCACTGGCCGCAGCCGGGGAGGATGGGACGGTAAAGAGGCAGAGGTATATCGATGTGCATAAGCGGCTGACGGAAAAAAAGGAAACCGCAGATTACGCAGATTGCGCAGACGGTAAAAACAAAACAGAGAAAACGAATCGGAGAATGTTATGGACTGGATTAAGGAAACTCTCGGCAGTGCTGCTGAGACTGATCAAAAGGATTTAGCGCAGTACCTTACGGAAAAGGGGTACAAAAGCCCGTTAGACGCGCTGAAGGCCGGGCACGAGGCGCATAAGCTCAACACCCGCAAGACAGAGGATCTGCGGGCGGAGCTGGAAAAGGACCTGGTGCCGGGCGAGGACTGGGACGATGAGAAGTGGGGCAAGTACATCGAGCGGGTGCGCCCGAAGGATAAGGCCGCATACAAGGCGGAGATACCGGATGAGCTTAAACCCTATCTGCCGGAAGAGGATGTAAACGCGATGATCGATTTCTTCCACGAAAACGGCGTCCATCCGAGACAGGCCAACGCGACCATAAATAAATATATCCAGGCCCAGCAGGCGCGGGCGGCGGCGCTGAAGGCGGAGGTCGAGAAGATCAGGGCCGACGACGCAGCGGCGCTGGATAAGGAGTGGGGAGCGGAAAAGGTCAAAAACGAGGAGCTGGCAAAGCGCGGGCAGGGATTTGCCGCCAAAGCCGCGGGGATGGAGGAAAAGCCGTTTGCCGAGCTGCTTTCCGCTTACGGCCTTGATACCCACCCGGCCTTCAAGAAGCTATTTAAGTTCGTCGGCGAAATGTCAAACGATCCGAAGTTCGTTTCCGGCGACGGCAGCGGCGGAGCAGCAGCTCCGCAGAAGTCGATGGGCGAGATCATGAAGGAAGAGGCGGCGACGGGAGTGGTTGAATAAAATTAAGAATGAAGAATTGAGAATTGAGAAAACCAATGACTGACGACTGACGACAAACGACTAAATATACCGGAATACCGCATCGTTTGGTGCGCCCGGCGATGGCAGAAAGCATGCCGACCCTAAGCCCGGTCGTTAATGGGCTATGGACGAGCCGCCTTGTGGCGAACACCTCTCCGAAAAGAGAAGCGAAAACAAAAACTTTTAGGAGAAACAAACGATGGCAACACTTACATACGGAAACAGGCAGAACCTGTTTTACATCCTTTCGGCCAAAACCAGCGGAGGCGAGCCGCTCAACATGGCAAACAACCTCGCCGAACGGCTGGACATGATCCGGTTCATTCCGACATACCCGGCCAACCAGGGCATGACGCATAAGTACTGGCAGTGGACCAGCCTGCCTTCGGGCGAGCGGGTGCAGGTCGGCGGATACTGGGGCAGCGATATGGCCCAGGGCAGAGCCGACATCGAGGGCATGTTCAGCGTAAAAAGCTCCTACGAGCCGCACCGGGACGTGCTCAAGTACGAGTCCAGCGAATCGATCGACGCCCATATCCGCGCTCACGAGGAAGGCATCGGCCAGGGCTGGGCGAACCTGATGCTCAAGGGCGATGATGCTCCGAAGCAGGACAGCATTGTGGGACTCCAGAAACGGACGCCTTACATGACCTGCGACAACGAGTTCTGCTTTAACGTGGGCGGATCCGGCGTGTCGGCAAATACCAACCTGAGGAGCGGCTGGCTGATGTGCCCGGGGATTAACACCGTGCATTTCATCTACGACAAGACTAATCCGACAGTGGGGATAAAGGTCGAGAAGATGCCGGTCCAGCGGATCGTCGATCCTAACGACAGCACCAAGCACAGCTACATTCACCCGGTCGAGTTCGAGTTCGAGCAGGGACTGGTTATCCGGGACGTCAAGAGCTGCAAGCGGCTGGCGAACATCCCGTGCGGTTTCGGCGATGCACTGACCGCCGACTGGTTCGAGGCCTTAGTCTACGCGCGGCACATGCACACGGTGGTCGGCGGCGACAAGGATCAGCCCAGCCAGTGGTTCTTCTTTGTCGACGGTTTCCTGTACGCAAAGATCGTCAGCAAGATGAACGCCGACAACAGCTTCGTCGTCCAGCGGCGGGATGATAACCCGTACAAGATCCACCTGCCGATGATCGACGACATCATCATCGCGCGGAACGACGCCCAGACGTATGCTCCGGGCAGCGGTGAGACGTACGTAAGCGATGCGGCTTAATCCGTCACGGAGTAAATAAGACAATAAAAACCAATTTTTTGGAGAATAAAAAATGATACTCGAAGAATTAGGCGTAATCAGCACCGCCCAGGACCTTTTGGCCGGCACTGCGGTCGGCGAGAACGTCATCGACCTGGGCGCTCTGGCGGCCAAGGGGTTCGGGCCGGGCAACAACAACATCTTTATCGACTTAGAGTGCGAAACGCCAGAGGCCGACGCCTCCGGCAGCTCAAGCACGTACACATTCAACTTCATCGTCGACGATACCGAGGCGCTTACCAGCGGCGTTTATACCGTACTGAGCGTGCCTTGCGTACACGGCGATCCGAGGATCTCGGCGGCGGGCAAAAAGATTTTGTCCTGCTCGATACCGGATCAGGTCTGGTCGCTGGCAAAGGAAGGCTACAGGTATTTCGGCCTTTCGAGCGTCCTTGTCGACGGAAACGGCACGGCGGGGGTAAGCGTAAACTGCGCGATCTCTCCCTCTCAGCCGAGGACCGAGGACGGCAACCAGGTGACGCGCAGCCCGGTTGAGCTGCCGAGCTAACGAACGGATTCGTTTTCTTGCCGGTGCGCGGGCGTATCGTTTTACGCCTGCGCACCATAATTGACCATGAAGAACATGAAGATCGTGAAGAAAAAACAATCAAGGTATTTTTGGGAGAAATAAAAAATGAAAAGGATAAGTTTAATTACGATGCTCCTGCTGATCGGCTGCGTTTGCCTGGGGGCCCTGACCTACGATCAGGACTATTACCAGAAGGAACGAAAGTCGATAGGTGCGGGGCTGGGCACGAGCGATCCGCTGTACCTGTTTATCGGCGAGGTGGAAGAGGCGATAGGCGATCTTGACCCCGATAGTTTCGCGCCGACGGCCATAGAAGATCTCGAGTCGATCGCTTTTGCCGCCAAGGCGTGCACGGTGACGCTCACGGCCGACGGCGCCGCCGATGATTTGACTATCGCCGTGGCAGGGGCGACCAATTCGAGCCTGATCCTGAGTTCGGCAGGCACGGCGGCGGACGCCATGCAGCTTACGACGACCGCGGGGGGCATTGACATCACGGCCACCGGCGCTGCCGGCGAGGACATCGATATTACCGCCGCGACCAGTTCTGTCAACATTACCGCCGGAGAGGCCGTCGCCGATGCGGTCAAGATCACGACCGCCGCCGGCGGCGGGGGGATCCAGATCGCCTGCGGCGGGAACCTGGCCGTTACCGTGACCGGAGCGGGAACCTATCAGGGGACGTGGCTGCCGGCGGGCGCCAAGAAAAAGACGATCACCACCGGCACACTGACGACCGCCGACTGCGGCTATGTGCTCCAGGTGGAACAGGACGCCCAGACGATCACGCTGCCGGCGACGGCAAGCGGCGGGCCGTTCTGGATAATGAACACGGCCGCCGACGGGGAAAGCCTGCTGACGATCGATCTTGACGGAAGTGACAAATTCATCGGCGCAGGGCTTGCCCCGGCAGACGGCGAGAGCATCCTGCTGACCAAGGCGACGGGCAAAAAAGGCGACTTCATCAGGCTTGTGCCGTGCACAGAGGGGTATTTTATTTCCGAGATGGCGGGAGTCTGGGCAGAGGAAAGCCCGTAAAAATAACGGAAAGCCCGGGCAACCGGGCTTTTCATTTATTATTTATTATTGATGAGTGATTATTGACCATGAAGGACATGAAGAGCATGAAGGTTAATTTTATTAAAAAGAATATCAAGGTTTTCTTCATGATCTTCATGGTAATCATCTGCATGGGGGCTGTGGTCGATCACGGGGGGCTGTGGGGGCTCTATGACGACGATCATCCGCAGTACCTGCGCAAGGACGCTACCAGGCCGCTCGACGCCGACTGGGACGCGGGGGATTTTACGCTTACCATCGGTACTCTCATTGCGGATATTGCAGATGTAAATAACCTGGGCGTTTACGCGATGGACGCCAATTCTCTTACTGTTTACGAGACGCTTTCGGTGGGCACGATGGAGCTTGCCGGCGGATCCCTGGAGGACTCGTCGGGGTCGATTGATTTCGGATCGACGGACTGGGTGGGGATCGGCTCGATGGTCGCGGGGGACTTTACCAGCGTAGTGGCTACAGGGACGGCGCCTTTCTTCTGCGATTCGACGACGCTGTGCACAAATCTTAACGCCGATATGCTGGATGGATACCATGCGGCGGCCTTTGCGCGGACGGATACGGCGGCGTCGTTCAGCGGGCTTGCGGTAGGCGGGGAAAGCGGTATCTCCGCTACTCTGACTATTTACGCGGCGGCGGCGGGCGACTGCAACTCGATAACGATAACGGGCGGGATAATAACGGGATATACGGTTGTGGAGTAATGAAGAATTTAGAATTAAGAATTTAGAATTGAGAATGAAGAATTTAGAATTGAGAAAAATAATCTTCATGTTTTTCATGTCCTCCATGGTGAGCAGCGGCTTTGCTCTGGATGACTGCTATGTGGGGCTGAACGATTTGGCGGCGTTCTGCGAGGACTGGCTTGTAACCAATGACCTGGATGATTTTGCGACCTTTGCCGGGACGTGGCTGGATGAGTCGCCCTGGTACTACTGCAACGAGGAGGCGCCGGTGGCTTATGATACGGCCGAAAGCGCAACGCAGTACGAGCCGCAGCTTATCTCTTTTTCGGCCTCCGATGACGGCAGGCCGCGGCCTCCCAAACACCTGAAATACATGGTTACCGCGCTGCCTGCAAACGGCTATGCGGCCAATAAGCTGGTTCAGGGGGCGGGAAAAATAACGGCGGCGGATACCTGGCTGACGGGCTGGGCCGATGAGGTGATATTTGCAACCGATACCGCGGGGGAGCATGTGATCAGCTTTAAGGCCTATGATGGGGAGCTTTGGTCGGATGAGGCCGATGTGACCATAACGGTCGCCGCGGCGGCGATGGATCACCTGTCGTTTGACGGGGGCAGCGTTTCGGTGCCGGATGATACTTACCTGGATGCGGCGGACGGATGGGCGGTTGATTTCTGGATAAAGACGCTTCAGGCCGATACGGCCATAATGAGTAAGCGGAGCGGCAGCGGGGCGGGATACGAGATAGAGCTTGAGGACGGATGCCCGAAGATAACATTTTACGACGGCAGCGGATCTATAACGGCCAAACACGCCGATGCCGCAAACAGCGGGGACTGGGAGGAGGTCTGCTTTTCGCTGGCGGTTTCCGGCAGCGATTATACGGTATTTTCGCAAATACTGGGCTGGTCGCTGACTGTCGAGCACAATGAGAGCGGGGCGTACGGGTCGTTTGAAAACGCCGAGCCGGTGGTGATCAGCGGCATTTACTGCATCGACAAGCTGCGGTTCTTTGCGGGAATTTCAAACCCTGACGCAATCGGGGAGATTATCCAGGGGTGGAACGGCCGGACGGAGGGGGAGACGTACTCGATGGGATTTTACGCCGAATCGGAGGTGATGTTCGCCTGCGACGAGGGAAGCGGAACGACGATTACCGACAGCAAGGAAGGGTATGTGGGGACGTTTTCCGGCGGCGTGTACTGGTATAACCGGTGGTGGGACTGGGATCGAAACGGGATGCAGAAAATTGAGAATTAACCACGGATTAACACGGATTTTCACGGATGAAACTAACATATTTTACCGTGAAGAACATGAAGAAAAAACCATAGGAGAGAAATAAAATGACTGTAAGCGCGACGGAAAACACGAACAAGGGCATAAAAGGGCAGGTGTGGGAGCGCAAGGGAACGTTTGTATGGCAGACCGGCGACGGGCACGCGGCGCAGACGCTGACGCTTAGCGGTATCGTGGGCGCACTGGAAAACGTCATAGCGGTTATCTCGGAGGTTACCGGCAACCCGACGGTAAACATCACCATCAGCGACGAGAACAGCGCGACGCTGGCCTCATTTTCGGCGCTGGCCGATGGGACGGTGCACGTAAAGCAGTACCCGACGGACTTTGACAGCATACTGGTGGCCGGCGGGGATATTACCATCTCGGTAGATCCATCGGCGGACGCCGGCGGGGCAGGGCAGACGCTGACGGTGGCGGTGGTGCTGCGCGGAGTGTAAAGCCCGGCAGAAGAAAGGAAGTCTATGAAATACCTGAAAGGTTATTATTTACAGGCCAGGCTCGGCGGCGGCTTAGCCGCAAAATACAACGATGTGCAGCAGGCGCCCGGGCTGGATGATTTTTCAATCTCCGCATGGATAAGGTGCAGCAGCACAGTTTATGGGGATGGGGAAAACGCAGACTTTTTAATTTGGTATGCAACATGCAGCGACGGTGTCTCTTGTCAATTCAGGGTGCGGGGTGATACGGGCACTCCGGATATATATCTTGTCAAGGGATATGAACCGGTAATCGCAAGGGCTGATGCTATAGGGTCTGTGCGGGTTTCGGACGAAAGCTGGCATCATGTAGCGGCAACGTGCGACAGGGACAGTCAAACGGGGCTGAAGATCTATGTGGACGGTCAGGACGTGACCGAGGGCGGCACACTTGACCCGACGGCATACGCTGATCTGGATCTATCTCCGGCCAGTATTTACGCAATCGCTTATTATGACATGGAAGGGATTGACTTTGGCGGCCAATGCAGCCAGATGATGATGTTCAGGAGCGTACTTAGCCCGGATCTGGTGGGGCAAATATACAACAACGGACGCGGGAAAATCGTGGACGAAGCTTGGTTCTCGAAAATTTCGGATGGATGGTACAGCGAAATCGAGGACGGCAGCGGGGCCGTACTAACGGGAAGGGCGCTGGTAGACGGCGTATGGGAAACATCAAACTTCGGCATCGAGGGAGCTCCGGCAAAAATTAACTGGGCAACAGGCGGAGTGCCGGTGCTGCGAAAGCCGAGGTCGCATGCGAGGAGAATGATGAAATGAATTTAATTAACCACGAAAGACACGAAAGAACACGAAATTTTATTTAACTAGTATTCGTGCAAATCCGTGGCTGAGAGGAATTAGTTATGGCTGTGACGCAGGAAAGCATTTGCAATCTGGCGCTTTTGTCGCTGGGGCAGGAGCCGATAACGAGCATTACAGACGCGACCGATCCGCACGCGGTAAAGCTAAACAGCATATTCGACACTCGGCTGAAGTTTCTTTTGGGGATGAAGATCGACCAGAAGGGTAACGGCTGGCGCTTCAACCGCAAACGAGCCGAGCTTACGGCGATTCACAAAATAACGCTGGCGGCGGCGCCCGCTCCGAGCTCGTTTGCGGTGGGTGCGACACTTACCGGGGCCTCCAGCGGCGTAACGTGCACGGTAAAGAAGGTCGAAAGCTCTACCGTGTACTGGGTGACAGAGCCTTCAGGCGACGGCTTTACGGATGGGGAAACAATAGGCGACGGAACCAATACGGCGGCGGGGGCGGCCGGATACCCGGAAATAGATACGACGCCTCCGCTCTTTGGCGGGTGGAATTACGTGTTTGCACTGCCGGATGACTACCTGACAAATTTGCGGCTGATCGATCGCTGCAGCGACGAGATAGATTACCCGTTCCATCTGGAGGGCAAACTGATACATACCAATATCACCAATGCTTACGCCCGGTACTCCAAATATGAAAGCAGCGTTACCGATCTGCCGGGGTGGTTCGAGAATCTATTTGCGATGGATCTGGCGAAGTTCCTTGCGCCGAAGTTTGTGGGCAAGGACCAGTACATACGGATAAGCGCGGAAAAGAACCTGAAGGAGGCCTGGATGGACGCGATCAGCGGCAACGGCGGGGACAGCTACTGGGAAGGGCCGGGAAGGGACAGCCAGGGCAATACGGATGTGTACGAGGGGGCGAGGGTGTGGGATCTGTATGAGCAGTACTACGTTACCGATTGATTATTGATTAGGGATTATTGATTATTTAACCACGGATTTACACGGATGAACACGGATTATAATAATTGAAAATTAAAAAAGCAAAAAACTGGATTCCCGCCTTCGCGGGAATGACAATGCTGGCGGCGGCGGTGGTGTTTGGGGAGGGGCCGCTGCTGATGCAGTTTAATGCGGGGGAGATCTCGGAGAGGGCAGAGTACCGCGTCGATATGCCGCAGTACGGGGCGGGGTGCTCGCAGCTGGAAAATATGCTGGTTATGCCGCAGGGGGCGGCGTTTAAGAGGCCGGGGACGGTTATGGCCGGGCCGGGAAATTCTACATCGGGAGAGTACAAAACGCGGACAGTCACCTGGCAGTTTGTAAACGAAAGCGGGGGGCTGTGGGGGCTGCCCTTTGACAGCCCGACGACGATAGTGGGACCGGACGCGGGCAAGCGGGCGCGGGCGGTCGGGGGCAATATCAATCCAGACTTCAGCGACAGCCTGTGGGCCATACCGTGCCATAATCACCCGTTCAAGGCGGGGCAGTATATAAGGGTTTTTGACAACGGCGGGACATCCTGCGGGACGGCGCTCTATGCCGTTCAGGCCGAGACGACGCAGCATGATATTGTTGTGCTGAAGGGGACGTGGGGCAGCTTTTCCGATTCGCCGTTTACGGGCGTCGAGGTGATCGTCGCCTACCGATCGCTTACGTCCGGGATGGGGCGGATGGTGATGGACCGTGCGGGCAATATGTACATAGCCACCAATAATACCGGAGATGAGAGGGGAATTATCAAGGTCAACTATGACATGACCGAGGTGGATGAGGATTTTTTTGAGGCGGGCGGATCGCTGGCGACGTCAACAATGGGGCTGGGGTATTATGAGGCGGAGGATCACGATGAATTTTTGTACGCTTGGGGAGCGGAATCGAAGCAGCTTATAAAGTTTCGTCTCGATGACGGTTCGATTGTGTGGATCTCTGATTCGTATGACAGCGAAAACGCGGAGTACTGGGCAAGCTACTGGGCAGACTGCACAACGCCGTGCCCGACGGACTCGCATCCGGCGGTTAGTCAGAGCTACGACATGGCCGTCGATACGAGCGGCAACGCGTATATAATGAGCAGCTCTTCGCAGGTGCAGATCGGGGCGCTGGGTTATTCGGGCAGCGGGTTTACCGATCATATCGTTTCGCGGGTAGAGCCGCACTGGTATCTGGAGGTGGAGGATTACCCGGTGCGGATTCGTGCCGATGGGGAGATGGTGCCCGATGAGTTCGGGGAGGGCGACGAGCTGATAGGGCTGGAGAGCGGGGCAAGGTGCACGGTGATAGATGTCGACACGCCGCTGCTGCCGGGGATACCCGCGACGAAGTACGAGATAACCGAGCCGGTGGGAGAGCTTATCATCGGCGAGGCGATAATGAGGGAGCGGGTAAACCCGGAAAACGGGTCGATCTACGCGATAATAGAGGATGTGGACGAGGAGCCGGAGTTTGACGACTGGTACAACGCATGCGTTGTGCCGCCTTACGGGCGGGGCGTTTACAGCATAATAGTCGATGAGGATATGGGCCTGGTGATCGGCGGGACGAACGATACGGCCTTTTCGCACCCGGACTACCTGGAGATCTGGCCGGAGGAGAATTTGTGGACGTACTCGCTGGGCGGGTCTTTTCGGGACGCTGCGCTGGTGGGAGATCCGCCGGAGCAGATCGGCAGTGGATCGTTTTACAACTCGGATGCGGTTTACTCCAAGTGCCTGGTAAGCGATGGGGAGTATATCTACTTTCTCAACATGGATGAGGAGCCAAACGATGTGCTGTACAAGCTGACGCCGCAGCTTGCGGTAGTCGATTCGGTCGAGGTAACATACGCGAGGGGGATTGTTCTCGATGCCTTCGGGCAGATAGCGGTGATCAGAAGCTATAACCGCACCGATCCGGCCGGTTCGATGGTATTTTATGACACGGACTTAAATGAAACAGGCCGTATTTTAACCGGGATGGTGGACGGATACGGCTTTTTCAACCAGATGCTGAGCGGGTGGGGAAACGAGCTTTATTCATACGGGTACATCAAGGGCGACTGGTGCTGGAGAAAGCCGCTGGAGAGCATAAAGAGGGAAGGGACGATATACAACAACGCCGCGTACCCGATGGCGGCGGCGGCGAGGGATCCAAACAACATACGGCTGATTCCGTTTGAGTACAATACGGGGACGGATCTCGATGGGGCGGTGATCGCCTTCGGACATCACAGCCTGGGCGTTTATGGGGAGGAGCTTTACTGGACGGAGGATTTCGAGAGCGCAGGGTTCGATTACGGCGGGTGGATAACGACGGGGACGGCAGCGGTGACGACGCTGGCTTCGTACTGGCAGTTTGCCGGTTACGATCACGGATACTATGGGGCTAAGCTTACGGGGGGGACGATTGAAAAGCGGCTCTCTACCGGCGGAAACGAGAATATCAACATCATATTCAACAAGCGGACTACCGGGACGGGCATGACGGTGGACTGGTCGGTAGATGGGGAAAACTGGACGCAGGCCTTTCCCAGCGGGCACAGCTACGCAATGCAGGGGCTGATCACGCGGGCCCTGCCGGCGGCGGCGGCCAATCAGCCGGGATTCCGCGTGAGATGGGCGGGGGAGTATGTCGACGACATTACCATACTGGGCGGGGGCAAGGCGGTGCCGGGGCTGCCTGAAAAGGCGACGGTAATAAGCCCTGCCGATGGGGCAGTGGGCATTACGGCGGGCAGCACAGCCCTTACCTGGACGGCGGATGGGGATATTGAGCTTTACCGCGTATATTTCGGCACGGATTCTACGCCGGATTCTGGTGAACTCAAGGGCGTGCAGGCGGCGGCAAGCTATACGGCAGCGGCCTCATCGGAGTGCGAAACGTATTACTGGAAGATCGACACGATCAACCAGACGGGGATAACGACAGGGGACGTATGGAGCTTTTCGACCGTCTGCCCGCCGCCGGGCAAGGCGACCATCACCAGCCCGGCTGACGGGGCGACGGATGTGGCGATAACCTCGATACTGGACTGGACAAACGGGAGCAATACGGAAGAGGTGGACATCTATTTCGGGGACAGCAGCCCGCCTCCTCTGTACGCATCACCTTCATACGCGGCGGGAAGCTGGACGCTGGACGAGGAGATGGAGAAGGAGACGACCTACTACTGGCGTATCGACTGCAAAAACGTCTCGGGCACAACAGAGGGCGACGAGTGGCACTTTACGACCGCCGGGGATGTGCCGCCTCTCAATGGCGTGTACTCGGCCAAAAGCGGCGCGGTCGGTCGGTATGGTGAATCGACGCTGTCATACAAAAAAACTATGCCTATGGGTCTTATGAGTTTTTGGGTGAGATGTCCAGGGTATTTTGTCTATTTCTACTGTGACGATGAGTTTATTACGGACCATTCGAGGTATGAGCCGGAAGGATGGACGAAAAAGACTGTCGGCATCGGCACTGCCGGAGTTGCCGTATATCCCGTAACGGCGGGAGAACATACGTTCAAGTGGGAGTACAAGAACACGGTCTATACATCGCAGGGCACGGTTTGGATTGACAACATAACCTTCACCAGGAATGATCCTAACTTCGAGGGATTTGAGACGGGCGATTTTACGGCGTTTGACTGGGCATTATCGGGCACGCCCGCCTGGACGGTGACGGATGACGACCCGCATGCCGGAACTTATGCCGCCAAGGGCGGCGGTACGGGCAAGACACCGGCGACAAACGCAATCGAGGCGACGGTAACCTGTGAAGAAGGTTATGTGATGTTCTGGTACAAAACAAGCTTTCCAAGTACATCCAGCAATCTGAACTTCTACATCGACGGCTCAAGACAGGGTTATTGGCGCGAGAGCCAGGACTGGTACAGCGGTTCCGGGACGTATGAGCGAACGTTCTTATGGCGATACAGTGAGCAGCGCAACGAGCCGTATTTCTGGGCGATGATCGATAATGTCACGTTCCCGGACGGGAGCACGGAGGACTTTGAGAGCGGCGTATTCGAGCCGAACTGGAGTACGGCCGGGGATGCGAACTGGACGATAGAAGATACGGTTGTGCAGACCAAAATAACATCTCCCGTGTCGGCGGGAGAGCATACGTTCAAGTGGGTTTACGGCAAGGACTTGAGCAGCTCGGAGGGAAGCGATACGGCGTGGATTGACGAGATTACATTCCCCACGGCGGGAGGCGATGCAGAGGGATTTGAGACGGGCGATTTTACGGCGTTTGACTGGCAGCTTTCGGGCGGTCAGCCGTGGATTGTAACGGATGTCGGGCCGCACACGGGGACGTACTGCGCAAAGGCGGGGGCCATAACGCACGGTCAGAGCAGCGTGCTTGAGTTGACGATGGAATGTACGGAGGGAGAGATTTCATTTTTCTATAAAGTGTCAAGCGAACAAAACTATGACTGGTTTGAATTTTACATTGACGATGAATTAACGGGTTCTGCGAGCGGGGAGTACGGATGGATTTTCTAATTAAGCAAATTGTAAATTGTAAATTGTATATTGTATATTGCCTGATCCTGACGCCTCTGCTGGTGATGGGGAGCGGGCCGTTTCACAACGCATTTAACGCCGGGGAGTGCTCGGACCTGGTTAAGTACAGGCTCGACATGCAGCAGTACAGCTCGGCGTGCAGGGAGATGGAAAACATAGCGGCCAGCGTGCAGGGGGCGGCGACGCGGAGGCCGGGGACGGCGTTTGCCTCGGAGGCGGCCGATTCGGTCAATACGCGGCTGATACGGTTTGAGTATTCGACCAGCGATTCTTACGCGATTGAGCTGGGGGATAAGGTAATGTACTTTTACAGAGACGGCGGGAGGATAGCGGAATGAGATTTCAAATTTCAAATTTCAAATTTCAAATTTTGACAAGGGCGTGTGTTTTCTTCATGATCTTCATGGTGAATATGGCCTTTGGGGCGGATTATTCGATTGCTACGCCGTATGACGGCAACGATCTGTCGCTTTTGCAGTACGCCCAGCTTAACGATGTGATGTATATCGTTCACCCGGACTACCAGGTGAGAAAGCTCTCGCGGCTGGCGCATAACTCCTGGACGATTGAGGCGGTCGATTTCGAGGATGGGCCGTTTATGGCCATGAACGATACGACCACGACGATAACGCCGACGGGGACGCTGACGGCGGGGGGAAACGTGACGCTTACCGCCTCGAGCTCGATATTCGACGTTGGTCACGTCGGGAGCATATGGAAGATCGACCAGAAGCGGGGAAGCAATACCTTCCAGGGCAAGATCGACGCGGCGGAAAGCTCGGCGTCGACATATTATTTTACGGGCACTTTTTCTTTCATCACCGAGGGGACGTTCGAGGGGACGGTGACGCTGGAAAGAAGCACCAACGGCAGCGACTGGTCGTCGGCGCTTACGCCGCTTACCAACATAAACTACAACAACCCCGGCGAGTTCGAGGACGAGGGGGCGTATTACCGCGTGACGGGTTCTTCCTGGTCCAGCGGGGCGTGCTACTATACCATAACCATCTCGGATAACTACAATCACGGGACGGTAAAGATCACGGGGCATACGTCGGGGACGGTGCTTACCGGCACGGTGGTCGAGCCTCTGTACGCGCAGACGGCGACGACGCGGTGGTTTGAGCCGAGCTTTTCCGATTACCGGGGCTGGCCGAGGGCCATCGCCTTTTATCAGCAGCGGCTTTTGCTGGCCGGGACGTACCACGAGCCGACGACGATATGGGCAAGCCGCAGCCTCGAGCCGGAAAACTTCGACCTGGGCACGGGACTGGCAAGCCACAGCCTTTATTACGACATAACCATCGCGCGGCAGAACCCGATTTTGTGGCTGCACGATCTGGATACGGTGATGGTGGGAACGACCGGCGGGATATTCAAGTGGGGATCGATGACGGCGGGGGAGGAGCTGACGCCTTCAAACGCCACCACCAGGCGGCTGTCGGGCTTCGGGGCGGCGGCCATTCAGCCGGCGTTTATCGGCGAGAGCCTGCTGTTCGTGGAGCGCGGGGGAAAGAAGGTCTACGAGTCGAGCTACCGCCTGGAGGCGGACGGGTACGTGGTAAACGACCTGACGCTGCTGGCGACGCACCTGTTTGAGGATTATTCGATCGTGGAGACGGCGGTGCAGATGCGGCCGACGCCGATTCTGTGGTGCCTGCGAAGCGACGGGGCGGTCGCTGGGCTGTCGTTCCTAAAGCAGCAGGGGATCATCGCCTGGCACAGGCAGATCACGGACGGGGATATTAAGAGCATCTGCTGCATACCGGGGACGGATGAGGATGAGCTGTGGCTGGCGGTCCAGCGGACGATTGACGGGGCCGATGTGATGTACGTCGAGCAGATGCAGCCGTGGTACTGGGGGAGCGATCCTAACGACTGCTGGTATGTCGATAGCGGCCTTAAATACAGCGGGGTATCGACCGATACGATCACGGGGCTGGATCACCTGGAGGGGGAGAGCGTGCAGGTCTTTAAGGGCGACTCCTACGAGACGGCGACGGTCAGCGGGGGCAGCATAACCCTCTCGGAGGCGGTGACGGAGGCGACCATCGGGCTGGGGTACACCTCGACGCTGACGACGATGCCGCTGGAGATACAGACGCAGCAGGGATTTACCATCGGAAAGCAGAAGCAGGTGATGCAGATCTTCGTCGCTTACGAGGATACGATGGCTTTCGAGTACTCGGAGACGACAAAGGAAAACTGGTACCCGGTAAAGAACAGGTACAAGGAAAGCATTACAGAGCCGACGACGGGATATTCCCCGATGCTGCAAATGAGCGGAAACAGCGATTTCGAAGTGAGCGTTTCGCTGCGGCAGCAGTGGCCGTACCCGATGCGGATACTGGCGATTTACCCGGACGTTGATTATGAAAACTGATTATTTATTAGTGATTATTGATTATTGGGATTTAACCATGAAGAACGTTAAGAGCATGAAGGTAAAAAAGAATTAAAAACTAATCTGGATTCCCGCCTGCGCGGGAATGACAAATAAAAAATAATCTTCATGATCTTCATGGTAAAAAATAATTATGCAGATGCGGGAAATTACAGTTGAGGATATTGCGATGATGCGGCTGGAGGAGCCGTTTGCGGGTTTGCTGCGGGCGCACCTGGAAAGCAAAGGCAGCTCGGCCATGCGGATATTCGAGGCGGCGGGAAAGCCCATATTCGCCTGCGGGATTACCTTTTTCTGGGAAGGCGTCGGCGAGATATGGATACGGATGATCGAGCCGAGCCTGTGCCTGGGCCATGCCTTCCTGATCATCGACGAGGGGAAAAAGCTGCTCGGCAGTGTGTACGAGCATTTCAAGATGCACCGGCTGGAGGCGACGGTAAGGGCCGACGACACCCGGACGCTTGTCTTCGACCAGCACATGGGTTTTGAGATCGAGTGCACGAAGAAGGAATTTTACGCGGATAAGTGCGATGCGGTTATTCTGCGCTATAAACCACGGATAAACTAATATTATGAACCACAAAAGACACGAAAGAACACGAAATTTTATAACAGTGAAAATCGGTGAAAATCCGTGGTTAAAAAAATTGGCTAACGACTAACGACTATAGACTAAGGACTATTGCGATGGGAATGGAAACGGCAATGTTGGCCTCGATGGGGATGCAGGCGGGGGGAATGGCGTTCTCGGCGTCGGCTGCGAGGGATGCGGGAAAGCAGGAAGAGGCCGGTTATAAGGCCAACGCGGCTATGATGAGGGAGGAGGCAAAGGCCAAAGTCGAGGCAGGGCGGGAAGAGGCGACGATACTCAAGGAGCGGGCGCGGGCGCTGATGTCTGCGCAGATTGCAAAGGCGGCTGCCGGGGGCGGCGGCGTCGGGGGATCGACGGCGGTGGTGATAGCGGACTCGGCATACCAGGCGGAGAGGGACGCTCAGATGACGCTGCGGAACGCGGACGTCGAGGCGGTGGGACTGAAGAACAGGGCGGCCCTTATGGACGCCTACGGAAAGGCGGCACGGAAGGCGGGAAATATACGCGCGATCGGAAGCATCTTCGAGGGGGCGTCAAATATACTGCCGCTTTATATCTCGTACAGCAAGATGGGCGGCCTGGGCGGGCTGGCGGGCAACCAGGCGGCGATAAAGAGCTACGGCGGGCTGAGCAAGGCGGCGTCCAGCTCGGCGATGAATAACTGGCTTTCGAGCGCGTGATTAACCACGGATTAACACGGATGATCACAGATGAAACTAATATTTTTTAACCACGAAAAACACGAATAAACACGAAATTAAAGTATTACTTTAAGTCTTTAATTTTGGGTTTGGCAATAATCAATGATCAATAATAAATAGGAAATCGAGAGATGGATTTACCGAGATGGCAGAGGCAGGTTGTACCTTCGGGGTCGGCGGGCGGGGCGCTGGCCGATCCGCAGGCGCTGAGCAGGCCTGTTGAGGCGCTGAAGATTCTTGGGGACGTTGCGACCGAGCAGGGGGAGCGGTGGGCGTATCAGCTCGATAACATCATAGCAAATAACCAGCTCGGAAAATTTACCATAGAGGCCGAAAACGCCATGCTGAATATCCAGCTTGGGGACGATCCGGCCGGTTTCGAGGATAAATACGATGAGCTTTATGAAAGGATAAAGGGAGAGCACCTTGCGGCGGTGACGCACCCGGAGGCAAGGCGGGCTGCCGAGCAGTGGCTGGCGGGAAAGGACATCGACTGGCGGGCGGGCGTTCGGGATAACGCATCGAAGACGCTGATAGCCGAGGGCAAGGCGGTCTATGCGGCGGCGAGGAAGCTGGGGCGCGAGCGGGGCGATATAGAGCTTTTGGCGTCGGCGACCAACCGGGCGGTCCAGGGGGGGATAATCAGCGCCGAAGAGGGAGAGCTTAATTTGGCGTCCGATCTGGGGGATACCGCAAAGGACGCTGCCCTGGCGGCGGCAAAGGCGGTCTATGAATCGACCGGCAGCGTAACGGCTGCCATTAAAGCGATAGAGGCCGATGATAACGTGCGGCAGACGGATAAGGATACGCTGTTTGAGGACGTAAAGACCTACGCCGCGGCCATGAAGGCGGGGGATGAGCAGGAAAAATATCACAAGAAAGAGGCATTAAAGAAGGAGCTTATCAAGCTGAAGTTCTCCGATTCGGCAAAGGATCTGCTGGCGGCGCGGGAGATGGTGAAAAACTCCGGCGATGCGCTTACGGCCGGTGAGATGGAAACGGAGCTGGATGACATCGGCGCAAGGATAAAGGCGATGGCCGAGGGCAGGGACGATCCTTATAAAAAACACAACGAAGAGGTTTATCTGGGGCTTTTGCGGAGGGCGAACAACCCGCAGCCCGGTCAGGAAAAACTAACCGAAACGGAGATTGCCGGGTATGTCGGCAAAGTCGATAAAGACGGGCGGCACATGGGCATCTCGACGGATGACTATAAGGAACTCGTCAAGCTGATAACATCGGACGCGATGGGAAATCAGACGTTTAAGAATCTGCTGAGTTCGCTTGACGATATGCACCGGGCGGGGCACTTCCTCGACCGACCGTTTAGAAACGACCCGACCGGCAGCGCATCGGTAATGGAAAGCGGGCGGTTTTTGGAAAGCATGCACACGCTGTCGGCCGTGCAGAAGGCGTTTACAAACTGGATGATCAATAACCCCACAGCTACGGATGCGCAGATCGTCGATAAATTCAGGGCTCTGACAAGGCCGCGGGACGCGGATCTGGCGGCGATGGGACTGGAGGCGGCGTGGACCAAAGAGGGCGGATGGCAGAGGATGTTTAAGTACCTGCGGGAAAATACGCCCGAACAGACAAAGGCGGCGGCGGCGGGGATTACGCCCGAAAAGCTCGACGCCTACGACAAGAGCGTATGGGAGATGCACCGGGCGGAGGGGGGAAGCTGGGATGAGTTTCTCCAGCTGAAAAAGGAGGCGTTTTTAGAGGATATGGGGTTTGATGAGGAGGATTCGTCTTTTGACGAGCCGGTAGAGGGCGAGCAGGTGGAGGTCGGCGGCGTGGTGTACACGTACAAAGGCAATGGAGAATGGGAATATTAAAATTGTAAATTGTAAATTGTAAATTGTAAATTTCAAGGACTGACGTGGCGACGATTACGACGGATGAGCTGAGAGAAAAGAGATTTCAGGCCGATTACAAATCATGGGCTGGAATGAATAGCTTGAATACAGATCCCGATAATCCACAACACAAGTATGATTACAGGGGATATTATAAGAAATACGGGGGTTTTCCCGCTGAAAAAGGACAGCATCTGACGGCGGAGTTCAAGGCGTCTGATCACCCGACGCGGTTTATTAAAGGACTCGATACGGCAAAGGAACATTCCGATGCGGAGATTTTGGCGGCTTACGGGGGGGATAGAGCAGCGGCCGAAGCGGAGGGATGGATGCTGAGTAAAAAACGCACGGTGCGGACGGAGGAGCTTTTCGCGGTGGACCCTGTGCTGGGGCGGGAATTGAAAAAGCCGCAGAAGGCAGCCGAGCGGCTAAGGCCCGTCCTGCAGGGGGTAAAGAAGAAGGAGCATCTCTACGGCGAGCCGACGGCTGACTTTCAGGCCGGGGCGGATGCAGAGGCGAGGCGGAAGAAGATAAAAGAGAATTTGAAATCGGCACGGCTCCAGCGGACGCGGGAGAAGCTGACGGCGGCGGCCAACAGGCGGGCGTGGCTGGCGGCTGCGGCCGAATCGGCGGACGATCCGGCTCTTTTCGAGGGGATCGTGGAGGCGGCAGAGGCCGAGAGGCGTATGTATACGCCGCAGGCAAAGCGTAGGGAGGGATTTGTAAAGCAGGTCAACCTGTGGGAATCGAGCGGGGCCAAGGGCAAGGGCGTAACGTTTGAGGACTGGCAGAAGCAGAGGCAGGCCGGGCAGGCCGAGGCGATGGTGCCGGAGCGGGCAAAATTCGAGACGACCGATTTTACGCCGATCCTGCAGGGCGGGGGCATTTTAAGGGAGATGCTGCTGGATGAAGCGTACGAGGACCGCAAACAGCCCAACGGACCGACCGTGCGGGCGGCAAACAGCCTGTACCTGGCTGAGGCGACGGGGATGGAGATAAAAGAGGCATCGGCGGTCTATGACAGCCTTGTGCGGCGTTTCTGGGGCGATAAGGAGCCGGCAGACGTGCGGCCGCTGTCTAAGCTGGTGCGGAGGTGGTACGCAAACAAGGCGATGGAAGAGCAGGGCATCGACCCGGAGATCTTTCGGGCGGCAAAGGATTACGCCGCCGGCGTCGAGGAGATCGACTGGGACACGGTTTTGAAAAACATACCGCCGGATAAATCAGCGCTGTTTAATTCGTACGTGCAGCAGCTTACAGAGCCGAAGAAGCGGGGCTTTTTCGGCAAGGCGGCTGCGGCGCTGGGGCGGGGCATATCGCAGGCGGCATCGGATAAGGCCGCGCAGACGGTTTACCTGCACCCGGAGTCATCAAATGTAACGGTTCAGGTCAAAAACGAGATGATGCAGAAATTCCGCGATGACAACGGCGGCAGGGAGCCGTTCGGCATCGAGGTGTACACCATAAACGAACAGGCCAAACAGCAGGCGATACGCCGGATAATGAGCGGGAGAAAGGCCAAACAGGCCAAAGAGGCGGGCGATCCCGTCAAAGGCGAAAACATAGCCAGCAGGGCGGCAATCGCCACGCTGGGCATACTGCCGGACTGGTCGGCTTCGCTTGCCGAAGGGGTCGTTATGCCGGTAGTGGGGACGTTTAAGTACTGGCGGGAAAAGACGGCGGTAGGCATCTACGAGGATATGATCGATATGGGCTTTGAGGACGATGCCGCCAGAACTACTGCGCAGCTTACGAGCATCCCGGTTGCGGCGGTAAACGCCCTGCAGGTCAGCCAGCTTGCGGGGATAGCCAAAGGAACGCAGGCAAAGGCGGCGCAGGCAGCGGGCGTTTCGCTTACCAGGTATATCGCCAAACGCACGGGGCAGTACGGCGTCGATGTGCTCAAGGAGTACGGCGAGGAGTGGATCGAGAGCGGCTTCGAGGTGGCGGGCAAGGCGATGGCGGCGGTTCTGGCCGAAGAAAAGCCGGAGATCGACTGGTACAACGATGTGATAGCGCCGGAGCTGGAGGGGCTCAAGGAGGCGGCGTGGGGATTTCCGCTTCTGGTGGCGGGCTCGCACGGTGTAAATGTTACAAAAGAGGCACAGTACATCCGCAAGATGAAGCGGGGGGGCATCCCGGCGTCGATCGCTCGGGGGATCGTGCTGAGGCCGGAGGCGTTTCAAAAGGCGATTGAAGAATACAAGCCGGTCGAGGTCGAGGGGCTGGCGGAGGCCGAGGCGGCCAATAAGGCGGCGGCGGAGGCGGAGAAGCAGCCGGGGACAGAAGAAGCCGCAGAAGCCGCCGCGCAGCCGCAGGCGGCGGAGGGGATAGAACCATCTGCCCAGGCGGAAACGACGCAGCCTGAGGCAAGGCAGGGCGCAGAAACGCTGCCTGTGTCAGGGGTCGAGCGGAGCGCTTTGATCGGCGAGACGGTCCAGCGGTGGAATGCGGCGGTGCAGCAGTATGGGGAAGGCAGCGAACTGGCAGAGTACCTAAGCCGCCGGATAGGGCTGCTCAAAAGAGGCGCTTCCGCCGAGGAGGTGGCGAATCTGGCGATGAGCTACGGCATTGATGAGAGCGATGTTGCGGGAGAGGGCGCCGAAGATACCCCCTCCCGGCTGGCGCCGGACTCCCCCTTGGCAGGGGGAGAGCAGATTGTTTCCGCGGAATCAGGAAAAAGGGCTGATCAGGCGAGGATTGACGAGGTGGTGGGCATTGCCAATGACATTCTGACTAAAAACGGGGTAAGCGCAGAGGTACGGGCGGTGGATAAAACGGTGCTTTCGGATGAAACGCTTGAGGCGACGGGCACAAGGCCGACCGGGGCGACGATCTTCGAGGGGGACGGCAAGGCGGTGATCGAGCTGGCCTTTGCCGTAAACGAGGCCGGACAGACCGCAGACATCGAGACGGCGGCGCATGAGGCGTGGCACGTCCTGCGTCGCGTGCTCGGCAGCGATGCCATAGCCGTGCTGGATGCGGCATTTGGCGGCGATCAGGAGGCCGAGGCGAGGGCGTTCGGGCAGTTTTACCGCGCCCGCATGGAAAACAGGGCAGTCGATATGGGAGCGGTGGAGAAGGTGCTGCAAAGAATCCTCGATATGCTCAGGAAGATCGCAGGCGATTTCGGGAAGGCGGGATACCGCAACGCCGAGGCCCTGTTCGAGGCGGCCGCGGAGGGTAAACTGAAAAAGGGGGTTGAAAGCCGGGAAACAGCGGGTACACTGTATGAGATGAAAGAAGACAAGGCGGCCCGCAAAATAGCCCCTCAAGAAACCGCAGGCGGGAAGGGGGAAGTGTTATCAGACGATTCCGGCAAGCCGATCACCGTTTATCACGGAACCTCAGCCAACTTTGACAAATTTCTGCAAGAGTATGGGGACATAGGTTTTCATTTTGGAACAACTCCAAATCAAGCATATTTTCGCCTTGAACAAAATAGAGAAAAAGGTCAGATAAAAGAGTTTTATCTGAGCATAAAAAAACCGCTGCGACTAAAAGATGTTGGCAACTGGTATAATCCTGAAAATATAATAAAAGAGCTTTCTGCAAAAAAAATTATATCACAAAAAGAATCTACACAGATTATTAATGAATATAATAGGAAATTCGAGTTAATCAAAAAACAAGGGATTGAAACCCCTGGCGAAATTTATGGACTTTCTACTTTCGGCAAAGGCCGAGATATAGAAAACCCTTTTAACAAATTGAATATCAGCACATTAAAAAAGATACAGACTATTTTGAGGGAAAGGGGTTACGATGGAATTGTATATAAAAATGAAGCAGAAACAGAATGGGGAGAAGATAGTTGGATAGCATTTGACAACAGCCAGATAATACCAAAGCAATCCTCTTTTAACCCCCCCGCCGGGCAGGAAACGCCCGGCAAGGATATAATGTTTGAACTCAAGGACGGCGGGAAAACGCGGGAGGATGAGAAGTATCAGGCCGATGCCGAGGAGGCGGTGGCCGGGGCGATGGCCGGCAGCGATCCGGTGCGTGTAAAGGCGTTTCTGGACGATCTTGATAAACAGGCCGAGGCGCTGAGCGTGCCGGAGTTTACCGAGGACGTAAGGGAAGCGACAAAGGCGGCGTGGGCGGTCTTTTCCGACAATAACGCGACGACCAACGATTTGTCTCTGGCGGCGGTAGTGGAGGCGGCCGGGCTGCTGGGGAAATATCGGGCGTACGAGCAGTCGGCCAGGCCGAGCAAAAACTGGTGGCAGCGGCGTATCGAGGGTTTGCAGGCGATTTGGAGGGAATCGGGGCGGGAGATCGCAAAGGATCTTGTTCCGATGACGACGCGGCTGTTTAAGATCAGCCCGACGGTTCACCGCAAGGTTCGGGCTTACCAGATGGATGTGTTCATGCGGACGGCGGCCATGCAGAAGCAGGTCGCGCCGTTTCTGGAGGGGCTGTACCGGCTGAGGAAAACAAATATCGTCGAGTACCGGCAGCTCTGGCGGGCGATGCTTAACGGCGAGACGGCCATACGGGATCGGCTGATAGGCAAGCACGGGCTGACGGAGCATTTTCAGCCGGTGCAGGGGGTATTTGACACGCTGTTTAAGACGGCCAATAAGGTGGGCATGGAGATTTCGTACAGGAAGGATTACTGGCCTCGGCTGATCGTCAAGATGGACGCCTTCCTTGAGTATATGTACGGGCAAAACGCCGACATGCGGTCTTTTATCGAGGACGCCCTTAAAAAGACGGTCGCCGCCCGGGGCGGGAGGGAGCTGACGGACGAGGAGAGATGGCGCTACGTCAACAGCCTTTTGAGGGGGTTTCGGGTAGGGGGGCTGACCCTGTCCCGCAGCGGGCATGCGCTCGAGCGGCGGGTCGAGTTTGTCGATGACATCACGCAGGACTTTTACGGCGGACTGGAAGAGAGCCTGATGGATTATATCGTCGAGATGAACACGAAGATCACGCAGAGGGAGTTTTTCGCCAGGGAAACCGTCGAGATGGTCAACCTGCGGGCGGAGAAGGGGCGGCTCTTGACGCGGATGAACAAGCTGAGCGGCAAGGAGGCGGGGAAGGTGTGGACGGTGCGGGAGGGATGGAGGCACCTCGAGGGCGATGCCTTTCAGGAGCATATATCGACGCTGACAAAACAGCTCGAGGCGGTAAATGCCAAGATCAAGGAGCTGGATACGGGCGTGCTGGAGCAGTCGGTTGGGCGGTATGTCGCCGATGCCGTAGCCAATTTCAGGGCAAACAGGGGCGAGCAGATCACCCCGCGGCAGGAAAGCGAGATGAGGAATATACTGACGGCCGTAATGGACCCGCGGGGATACCACGGGAAGTTGATGAAGCTATTTGTGGGCGCTACCTACGGAACGACGCTGGGCAGCCCGACTAACTCCATGACTCAGCTGAAAGAAATGGCACTGGCATATTACCGGAGCGGGCGGTACGCCCTGCCGGAATCCATAAAGGCGCTGCTGGGCAAAAGCGAGATCAGGCCGGAGGATATAGGGATCGAGAACGTCGGGGATGAGTTCAGCGCCGACAATATGAACCGGCTCATCCGAAAGATTTTGAAGGCGACCGGGTTTACACTGGCCGACAGACTGGGGAAAACCACATATATCAATACCGTCCTTCGGAAGTACCGTGCCCAGGCGGGCAGACTGTCGGATGCGGACGCGGCGGCTATGGCGGAAGGGACGAAGCCGAAAAGCGAATTTTATGAGCGGGTCGAAAAGGTATTCGGCGATGAGACGCTGCGGGTGATTGCGGCGATTCGCGGCGGGGCGATGGACTGGGACGTCAAGCTGCTGCTGTTTAACGAACTGAGCGATATTCAGCCGGTAAGCGTGGCGGAGATGCCGGAGCGATATGCCCGCGGCGGGAACCTGAGGGTGTTCTATATGCTCAAGAGTTTTACGGTGCGGCAGGTGGATTTTGCCCGGCGGGAGATACTGGACGATATGCGGCACCCGATAAAGGACCCCAAGCGGGCGCTGCGGGGGCTGCGGCGGGCGGCAAAGCTGGCCTTCATGCTTGAGGCGTTCGGGGCGTCGAGCGATCTGATCAAGGCGATTTTAACCGGACGGGAGTTTGAGCCGGAGGATGCCCTTATAAACAATCTTTTGCAGTATGCCTTTATGAGTCGGTACACACTGAGCCGCATGGACCGCGAGGGATGGGCGCAGGGCTGGATGCAGGGGTGGATACCGCCGATGAAAACTATCAATGACCTGACGGACGCCGGCGAAGGGGACTGGGTGCGAAGCGTACCGATTGGCGGGGAACTGTATTACTGGTGGTTCGGCGAAGGCGCGAACAAATAAACTGACGACTATAAACTATTGACTAACGACTAATCGAAGGGAGAGCACGGATGCTGAGTAACATCGAGATTATTGTAAGCTGGGGGGCGGTCGGGACGTTTGCGTCAATCATTGTTGCGGGGCTGAGTATGTGGGGGTTTATCTACTGGAAGCTGGCCGGGCATATGGAGGATAACAGGCGGCACCTTACCGGCGGGTACGTTTCGGTCGAGGTCTGCCAGGTGACGAAGGAGGCGATAAAAGAGGAGTTGTGCGAGACGAGGCAGTATATAGGCAGCGTGGAGAGCAGGTCGGTAAAGGCGCTGGGAGAGACGAAGCAGGACATAATCAAGAAGATCGACGATCTTATGGCGATTTTAAGATAGTTTTTGGTTAATAGAAAATTTTTCTCCTTCCCTCCTGTAGCCGGGCGGACGGCATCCTTCGGCAGCCGTCAGTCCGGCATTTTTATTTTTACGGAAAGCCACTTTTTGACGGGGAGCTGGTTGACGCGGACATATCGGATATAGTCCATGTCGGAATAAAAGCGGCGGGTGATGGCGGGGCTGGAGTGGTTGAGGGCCTCGGCGGAAAAGCTGGTCGATTCGATGCGGGTCGCGTACGTCTTGCGGAGTGACTGGATGGTGTCGGATCTGTCGGGTCGGAAAGAGCGGAACTGCTTATCGAGCCACTGCTGGTTGTAAACCTCGAAAAAGAAGCGGCGGGAGGGGGGCAGCGCGCGGTCGTATTTTTTCAGCTCCTTTACCAGCTCGTCCGGCAGGGGCTTGTCCATGAGTTTCTGCGTTTTCTTTTCGGTTGTGCGGATGCGGCCGTCGGCAAGGTTGACCGCTGCCCTGGGAAGGCGGTAGAGGTCGATCTTGCGCAGGCCGGTGGACAGGGCCAGAATTACGCGGATCTGCCACTGGCGGGTGGGACAGGCGGCCAGGAGCGAGATGATCCGGCTGTCCGGCAGGGCCTGCTGGCGGGGCGGGGGGAGCTTAAAGCGCGGGAAGACGAATTTTGACAGGCAGTACCGTTTTTCGGCGAGAAAGCGGGTGAAGGTTTTGAAGATTGAGACGTCCTTGCGGAGGGTGTAGGGATTCGAGCAGCTTTCCATGCGGCGGCGGAGATATGCCTCGAAGAGCGGCTGGCTGATCTGGTCGGTCGAGCGGGGAAAGCAGAACGCCTCGAAGCGGTCCAGGAACATCTGGGCCTCTTTTTTGGTGGTCTTTTTGCGGTCGAGATCGTAGCGGAGGAGAAACTCCTCCCGAGCCGCCGGCCATGGGTAGTTGATGGCGGAGATAAATACATCGGAGTTGAGCTGGTGGTAGAGGATGTGCTGGTAGTGCTCGGCGAGTTTTTTGGTGGGGAAGCGGCGGGTGAGCCGTTTGCGGGTTTGCGGGTCGAGCCAGCGTATCCACCAGCCGGGATCGCCGCCCTTGCGGTATGGGGCTGAGACCTTACGCATGTTCTTTTATGGTTCCTGACAATATTTAAGTTCTTATTATTTCGGTAGTTATGGTCTTAGGATATGTTCCGAAGACCGATGCTCTGTCCAGTTGAGCTACAGGCGTTTTTGGGGCGGGAAGCGGCAAAATGTTGTGATTTATGGACTTATGAACGCTTATTAGAACGCCGATATTCGTCATATACGCTATAAAGTCGGAGGAAAACGGTTCTCTTTCGGCTGGATGGTTCTTAAAGTGTTCCATGAGATCAGGACCAGTACTTCAGATTTATGATGCCTATGAGGACGGCGGCAATCCACAGTATTATTTTAATCAAGAGGGGCAGTTTTCGCTTTTCTGTATCCATGGTCACGGCCTCACATAGTCATAATGCAGCTCTTTTTGGAAACGCCAATCACTAAGCATATTGTCAATTTCGTGATCCCGCATACGCTGATCATATGTTCGTGGGTCAGGGGACGGAGCAAACGGACTTTTGAGACATTCCCTTCTCGCATTCGCCTCCTGCCAGTAGTTGTCATTTGAGTAAGAGCGGATGTCGTGATAACGGGACAGGTTGAGCGGTTTCTTCTCGCTGGGCTCCAGTCTGAAAGGCTGGGAATACGGGTTTTCCTGACAGGAAGATAAGTATAAAAGAAAAAAAATTATGATGAGGTCCGGTAAAAACGGGTGTATTTTTATTGTTTTAGGCATAGGTATTTTTCCCTATAAAAATTAAGTAAAATCCTTATTTTTTTATTGCCTTGCCCGCGTCTATCCATAAGAATCGCCTCACGAGAGGGGGGCACGGGGTTTAAGAGAAACAGGGAGTATTGCAATGGGAAAGAGCGACAGCGATGCCGGGACAGAACGAACAAAAAGCATAATTTCAAAACTCCACAAACTCACCGACGAGCAGCTTTACCTTCTTGACCAGACGCTAACAATTTTTTTAGAGCTGAAAAAACAAGATCCTGATTCAGACGGGACCGAAGCAGCATAATCCGCATATCCTCGGGAAGGCATAAATAAAGAGAGATTGCCAGCTCGAGATGATCGGCCTTCTGACCAACACCGAGAGACTCTACGGCGGAAAAAAAGTCCGCCTGCAGATTTTTTTCACAACTTAGGTTAAAATTTTCTCTCACCATATCTCCTGAAATACCCAAAACTTACATGAAATTCCATTGAGGAAATCCATGAATAATAAAAAAATTCCACGAAATTCCTTTGACAATCATGGAGCTTACGCTATATTTTATCTATACAGGATAAGGAACAAGCAAAGATGCCGAAGAGCAAGCGTAAAAACACCAGCAGCAAGAGCAAGACAGCGCTGATGATCCGCGTCCCTGCGGGGCAAAAAGAGGCTTTCGAGAAGGCCATCAGGAGGGGCGGCTTCGCTCACACCTCCGAAGCCATCCGTGACTACATGCGAAAAACAATCGAGCAGGATAAGCAAGCGGAGAGGGTTTGTCAAGAAAAAAAGCTGCGGGACGCAGTTTGAGAAAATAAGCCCAGCCGGGGAAAAGGCGCCGGGGGATGGTCCTCCGGCGAGATAATAAGACTTTTTTAATTAAAAAAGTTCTCGCAGACCCGGCGGGCTTTTTTGAGATTTTAACCACAAGGCGGAAACGATCATGGCGAGCAAGGCGAAATCAATGCTGG